AAATAATGGAGATCTCCCAAACATCTTATGATAATCTATCTAATAACAGAGGGGGCTTAAATTCATCATTATGGAAAGTTATCTCAATATTTTGGCAAATTTCAGGTCCTTTAAGGGATGTAAAAGTAAATAACATTAGAACTAGAGCTGGTATAATAGATACAAACCAAAGAGTACTAAATAATGCTGAAAAAAACTTCATAGGCATAAAACAGTATTTATCAGATTTAAGACAGTTTTCAAGATAAATTTGGCTCCCATAGGGAGCCTTATTATATTAAATAAAAATAAAGGTCATGTCATTTTACATAGTAGAAACTCCAACACAATTACAAAGATTATATCCTCAAGAATCATGCTATATTAATGTTATTCCTCTTTCAAATAATTATCATCCTATATTAAGTGAGGTTAGTCTAATATATTATAAACCTAGATTTACTAAAGGTATAATCTTTCCTATTAATCATAGTGAGGGATTTTCTTTAGATTTACAATTAGTAAAAGATTTTATCTTAAAACATAAAGAGATAAAAATATTAAATAAAAAACAAACTGTTCATTTATTAGGAGAGGAATTTTTAAATGAAAAAGTTTTTGATATAAATTTGCTTTCACTGTCCGAGTCCCAAACCCCTCCATATATACAAGATTGTGATACAAATTTACACAATCAATTCTATCAACTTTATGGAGATCGAGAAAATATAAATTCTATAATTCCAATTTCAAAACATTATGAGACCCAAGAAAAAATTTATCAAAATGTTGAAAAATGGGTTTTAAAAGTATCCGAATCCAACTTTTATCAAAATGAATATGTTAAGGTGTTCTACGATATCGAAAAGCAAGGTATAGCGTTGGATTTACCTGTTTTTACCGAGAATTCTAATGTTAAACAACCCAAATTTAATATAAAAGATAATAAAATTTATACTCAATATAATCTATATAATTTTACATCAAGGCCTACAAATTCATTTAATGGAATTAATTTTGCTGCTTTAAATAAAGATAATGGTTTTAGAGCCGCCTTTATACCTCAAAATGATGTATTATTTGAATTTGATTATGAGGCATACCATCCACGAATTTTAGCGAAATTAATTGGATATGAGTTCAAAGAAGCCTCTGTCCATACTCATTTAGGAAAAATGTATTTTAAAACTGAAGACCTAACACCTGAACAATATCAACAATCCAAAGAACTAACATTTAAACAACTATACGGAGGAGTTTTTCAACAATATAAAAACATACCATTTTTTGTCATGGTTAAAAATTATACAGATAAAATATTGGAAGAATATAACGAGAATAATAAATTAGATTTAATAGGAGGAAGAAGTATTTTTAACATTGAAAATGTAACACCCCAAAAATTGTTAAATTATGTAATACAGTCTGGAGAAACTTTTTATAATGTAGGTTCTATATTACTTCTACAAAAATATTTGGCTAACAAGAAAAGTAGTGTTATATTATATACTTATGATTCAGTATTAATAGATTATAATAGGGATGATGGGAAAGAAACTCTAATAAAAATTAAACAATTATTAGAATCTTCATTTGGGTTTAAAGTCAAAGTTAAATATGGGACAAATTATGACAATTTAAAATAAAAAACTTACTCTGATCCAATCATTATTAAATTTCATCAAACAATTAAAAAATGGATAAAAATTTTTCAGTTATTAAAGATTTCAACATATGTATGGGTAATGAATTATTACTACATGATACTATGTCAAATAAACTATTCTGTACCTTCTCTGATAAGGAGAATCTAGATATTACCTTAAATACAATTCAAAACCAATATAATATTTTATTTAATAAGATATTTATTCTATATATTGAATCAACTAATGAATATGTTTTCACATATAATGTTGACTCTGGTAATATGTCTAATTCTTTATTAGAAAATACTATTTTATTACACCGGAAAAAAGAATCTAATACTTTATATACAATCAATGCTCTAAATGATCTAATCAAATCCTTAAATTCAGGTTTTTTAGATACCTCTTTTATTATAAATTGGAATGATTATAGAAATTGTATATTACTTACTCACTCTGGTGACTTAAAAAGATTAAACACTAAAATCCATAAAATAATTACCCTTTAAAAAACATTTGGCTTCCTGCAAGAGCGATGTTATATTTATTATTGCACTTAAATTAGTTTTAACAGTAAACAAAAAGTTATGAATGTAGATTTAATTAAAAAAAAGTTGAATGACTTATCTACCCCAAAAGGAGGTAATTCAAACAGAAAAGATGAGAAAGCCTTAAACTTTTGGAAACCCACAATTGGTAAACAATTAGTAAGATTTGTCCCATCTAAAAACAATCCTGAAAATCCATTTACGGAATTATACTTTCATTATGGAATAGGAAAAAGAACAATTATTTCACCATTAAATTTTGGTGAAAAAGATCCAATTGTTGAATTCGCAAAAGAATTACGTAAAACAAAAGAACCTGAAAATTGGAAGTTGGCTAAGAAATTAGAACCCAAAATGAGAATTTTTGCTCCTGTTATTATAAGAGGTGAAGAAGAAAAAGGTGTTCGTTTATGGGAATTCGGTAAATCAATTTATCAATCATTATTATCATTAGCTGCTGATGAGGAAGTGGGAGACTTCACTGATATATTAGAGGGTAGAGATATGAAAATTGAAACTGTAGGACCAGAATCAACAGGTACAACTTATAATAAATCACAAGTATTACCAGCATTAAAAACCTCAACTTTATCTGATGATAACAATTCTGTAGAAAAATGGTTAAGTACTCAACCTGAACCAAATTCATTCTATAAAAAATACACTTTTGAAGAAATTAAAGAGTTTTTAGCTGAATGGTTAAACCCAGAAGAATCAACTGAAGAAGATCAAACCTCATCATCACAAAAATCAACAAATGATTTATTTGGTGGACCTGCTATAGAGTTTGAACCAACAGGATTTAAAGTAGAGTCTCAAAAGTCTAATATTGTTAATAAATCATTTGCTGCTCCTAAAAAGGAAACTTTCGCAGCTGATGAATTTGATGATTTATTTAAAAGTTAGTTATGGCTAAACAAAAAACAGAAAGCCTTTCCGGCAAAGTTGGAAAGGCCATTACTGGCACCTTTTCACTTGATAAATTTAAAAAAGGTAAGAATTTAGGGCAAAGTTCATCTAACTTTAAACCACAAACCTGGATTAACTTTACATTACCTGTAAGAGAAACTTTAGAGATGCCTGGTGTTCCTAAAGGGCATATTACTTTAGTTAGGGGTCATAGTAACACAGGAAAAACAACATTATTAATAGAAACGGCTATTGAAGCTCAAAAAACAGGAGTATTACCAGTTATCATTATTACTGAGATGAAACATAGTTGGGAACACTGGTCTGATATGGGATTTGATTTAGGTGAAACTGTTGATGAAGATGGAAATAAGCAATATAATGGTTTCTTTCTATACGCTGATAGGGAACAGCTTCAATCCATTGAAGATGTAGCAGCCTTTATTGCGGATTTATTAGATGAACAGAAGAAAGGTAATTTACCTTATGATTTACTATTCTTATGGGACTCAATTGGTTCTATACCATGTCAAATGTCATTGGATAAAAACTCCAATAATCCTATGTGGAATGCTGGTGCAATGTCACAACAGTTTAGTAATTTTATTAATCAAAGAATTGTAATGTCACGTAAGGAATCACAACCATACACTAATTCAATGCTTTGCGTAAATAAAGTATGGGTTGAACCAGCATTAATGCCAATGGCCCAACCAAAATTGCGTAATAAAAATGGTGATAGCATGTTTTTTGATTCATCATTCATTATTACTTTTGGTAACATAACTAGTCCTGGTACTCAAAAAGTAAAAGCTCAGAAAAATGGTAAGGAAGTTGAGTTTGCTCTTAAAACAAAAATTTCATGTGATAAAAATCATGTAACTGGTATAACAGCTAAAGGAACTATTGTTAGTACTGCTCATGGGTTTATTAAAAATACACCTAATGAGATTACTAAATATAAAAAGGCACATTCTGAAAATTGGGCTAATATATTAGGAACAATGGATTTTGATGTTGTTGAAGAAGATAATCCTGATTTCATTGGAATAGATACATCAGAACTATAATATGAGTTATAAAACACTTTTAGATAATATAAAAGAAGACTCTACTACTGAGGCCCTACATTTAAATAGTAGGGTCTTATTAGTAGATAGTATGAACACTTTCATGAGATCATTTGCTGTTATTAATAGTATGAATACTCAAGGTACACATATAGGTGGTATGGTTGGTTTTTTAAGATCATTAGCTTATGTTGTAAATCTAGTACAACCTACTAGAGTAATATGTGTATTTGATGGTGAGGGTAATATAACAAATAGAAAAAACCTATATTCTGATTATAAAGCTAATAGAAAATTAAAACGTATTACTAATTGGTCTTCATTTGATGATTTAGCTGATGAATCAGCTTCAATGTCCCAACAAATGTTAAGATTAGTGGATTACTTACATCAACTTCCTATAAACATCATAACTCGCGATAAATTAGAAGCTGATGATGTAATCGGTTATTTAGCCCCTAAATTTAATCAATCTGTTATTGTATCTGCTGATCAAGATTTTTTACAATTATGTAGTGATAATGTTCAAGTATATTCTCCTATTAAAAAGAAGTTTTATGGTCCTAAAGAAATATATGATGAATATGGATTATGGCCTCAAAACTTTATTAATTATAAAGTATTAATGGGTGATAATTCTGATAATTTACCTGGAGTAAAAGGATTAGGACCCAAAAAATTATTTAAATTATTTCCTGAATTATCTAAAGAGAAAAAAATATTTTTAAAGGATATAATTTCTGGTAGTTTAGAAAAACATGAAGAAAATGGAATTTATGGAAATGTATGGAATTTTAGACAACAATTAATGATTAATGAACAACTAATGTCTTTAGAAAATCTAAATCTTCCTGATTATGATATAGAAGTATTAGAAAAATTAATATTAAAAGAACCACATGATTTAAATCAATCAAGATTTTTACAATTACATAATTCTGATTTCTTAGAGAGACAAATATCCCCTAATGTAGAGTTTTGGCTCAACTCTAATTTTAGTTATCTTACAAATTATAAACATAAATAAAAGTTATATAAATGGTTGCATTTGCTAGTCTTAAAGATTATGGTCCTACTTTCCAATTAAAGGTAGTTAGTTCTTTATTAAAAGATAAAGCTTTCCTTTTAAATGTAAGGGATATGATTGATGAAGAATCTTTTTCTCACCCTGGCCATAAATGGATTGTAAAAGAACTTTTAAGGTTTTTTGATTTATACCATTCTATTACAACACTTGATTCACTAAAAATTGAAGTTAAAAAAATTGACAATGATATTTTACAGACTGCTGTAAAAGAACAGTTAAAATTAATTTATACTACTCAATATGATGATCAAGAATATGTTGAAGAAGAATTTGCTAATTTTTGTAAAAACCAATTATTAAAAAATGCTTTACTAGATTCAGTAGATTTATTAAAAAATGGTCATTATGATGATATTAGAATATTAATTGATAATGCCTTAAAAGCAGGTTCTGATAAAAATTTAGGTCATGAATATGTTAAAGATATTGAAGATAGATATCGTGTAGAAAGCAGAAAAGTAGTACCTACACCTTGGAGTTTAATTAATGATTTATTACAAGGGGGTTTAGGTAATGGAGATTTTGGTTTAATATTTGGTGGTCCTGGAGGGGGAAAATCATGGGCTTTAGTGGCCTTAGGAGCATTTGCTGCTCAATTGGGTTATAAGGTAATACATTATACTTTAGAATTGGGTGAAGCTTATGTTGGTAAGAGATATGATGCTTTTTATACTAATATAAGTGTTAGTGAAGTATCTTTTAATAAAGATAAAGTTATAGATATTTTAAAAGATATGGAAGATAATGTCATTATTAAAGAATTTGCTCCTAAAGTGGCGTCACTTACTACCATTAAATCTCATATCCAAAAAACAAAAGATTTAGGTTTCAAACCTGATTTAATACTAATTGATTATGTTGATTTATTAAAAGCCCCATCCAGACGTAATGGAGACAGGAAAGAAGAAATTGATGATCTTTATTATGGTACTAAAGGGTTAGCTAAAGAGTTGGATCTACCAATTTGGTCTGTATCACAAGTAAATAGAGCAGGTGCTAAAGATGAAGTAGTTGAAGGAGATAAAGCAGCAGGTTCTTATGATAAAATGATGGTTATTGACTTTGGTATGTCTCAATCCAGATTAAGAAAAGATAAAACTAATGGGACTGGAAGGTTCCATATTATGAAAAACAGATATGGGATGGATGGTATGACATATTTCGCTGAAATTGATACTTCAACTGGCCATATTATAATGGATGAAAGAGAATTTATTGAAGAATCTTCATCTGAAAGCAATAAATCACAGTTTGGAGGGATTACAGATAATGAAAAGAATACAATGGGAAACTTATTTAAAAATTTCAACATATCTGAAAGTTAAAATTAATATTTATAAACCCATTTTTAAAATTTAAAAAACAAATATGAGAGACATTACAAAAGAAAGAGTGGTTTATAAACCATTTGAATACCCAGAAGCACATGATTTTTGGATGAAACAACAGCAAGCACATTGGTTACACACAGAGGTTCCCATGATGTCTGATGTAAATGATTGGAAACAAAATCTATCAGAGACAGAAAAAAATCTTATAGGTTCCATTTTAAAGGGTTTTGCGCAAACTGAAACTGTAGTAAATGACTATTGGTCAAATTTAGTAACACAATGGTTTAGAAAACCTGAAATTATTAAAATGGCAGTTACATTTGCCTCTTTTGAAACTATCCATGCTGAAGCTTATTCATTATTAAATGAAGAATTGGGTCTTGATAATTTTGATGAGTTTTTAGAAGATGAAGCTACAATGGCTAAAATTCAATCATTAATGGATGTTAGAGATTCACATAATGGTGAAGCTGATTGGGCAGCTAGAGCAAAATCGTTAGCAACATTTTCAGCTTTTACTGAAGGAGTAAATTTATTTTCATCATTTGCTATTTTATTGTCCTTTAAATTAAGAAATTTATTAAAAGGAGTAGGACAAATTGTGGAATGGTCAATTAGAGATGAGTCTTTACACTCAGAAGCAGGATGTTGGTTATTTAGACAATTAATATTAGAAAAACCTGAATTAAACACTCCTGAATTAAGAAAATCAATTGAAGAAGCAGCTTTATTATCTTTAAAATTAGAATTAGACTTTATTGATAAAGTTTATGAAATGGGTGATTTGGATGGTTGTTCAAAATATGATTTAGTTAGCTTCATTAAATACAGAGTTAATACTAAAATGCAAGATTTAGGATATGGACCCATTGTGAATGGGATTGATGATGCATCAATTAAAAGAATGAAATGGTTTGATAGTTTATCAGCTGGTAAACAACATACTGATTTCTTTGCAAATAGGGTAACAAATTATTCAAAAGGAGCTCAAAATTGGGACGCAAACGATTTATTTTAAAATATGGACAATAACAGCGTAGTAGTGGATTACACACAATGGGAAAGAGGTAAAGACTTTCCTGAATATTTTGACGAAATATCATTAGCAACAATTAGCAAGGGGTATTTACTACCAGGAGAAACACCTAAAAAAGCATATAGGAGAGTAGCAGCAGCCGCCGCAATGAGGCTAAATAGACCTGATCTGGAAAATAAATTTTTTAAAATTATTTGGAATGGTTGGTTGGGTTTAGCATCTCCTGTATTATCAAACATGGGTACAGATCGTGGATTACCTATTTCATGCTTTGGTGTGGATACACCAGATTCTATACGAGGAATAGGCTTAACTAACGCTGAATTAATGAAGTTGACATCAGTTGGTGGGGGAGTAGGTATTAGTTTATCTCGTATTAGACCACGTGGAAAAGGAATTAAAGGTAATGGTAAATCTGAAGGGGTAGTGCCTTGGGCTAAAATTTATGACTCAACTATTATTGCCACCAATCAAGGTAATGTTAGAAGGGGAGCAGCATCTGTTAATTTAGATATTAATCATTTGGATATTGATGAGTTCTTAGAAATTCGAAGACCAAAAGGTGATCCAAATAGACAATGTTTAAATTTACATCAATGTGTTGTTGTGGATGATGTGTTTATGAGAAAGTTAGAATCAAGAGATCAACCATCAATGGAACGTTGGGCTAAAGTTTTAAAAGCCAGAATGGAAACAGGAGAACCTTATATTATGTTTAAGGATAATGTTAATAAAGCAAATCCTATTTCATATATGATGAATAATCTTGATGTTTCAATGACTAATATTTGTACTGAAATTACTTTACATACAGATGAGGAGCATTCATTTATTTGTTGTTTATCTTCATTAAATTTAGCTAAATACGATGAATGGAAAGATACAGATACCGTTCAATTATCAGTTTACTTCTTAGATGGAGTAATGCAAGAATTTATTGAAAAAACAAGTGGTAAAGAAAGTATGGTTAGAACTAATAACCATGCTAAAAAAGGTAGAGCATTAGGGTTAGGAGTAATGGGATGGCATACATTCTTGCAACAAAAAGAATTACCATTTAATTCAATTGCTTCAACTGCCCACACTCATAATATCTTTAGTAAAATTAAAAATGACGCAGAATCCGCTTCAAGACAATTAGCTATGGAGTATGGAGAGCCATTATGGTGTAGAGGTACAGGAATGAGAAATACCCACTTATTAGCTATTGCACCTACAGTATCTAACTCAGTAATAACAGGAGGTATCTCAGCAGGAATTGAGCCTTTACCAGCTAACATTTATACTTTTAATGGTGCTAAAGGTACTTTTATTAGAAAAAATAAAGTGTTAGAAGCTATGTTAGAAAGTAAAGGTCAAAACAAAGATGAGTATTGGGATCAAATGTTAAGAGACAATGGTAGTGTTTTAGGTTTACCTGATAGTGTGTTATCACCTGATGAAAAAGAATTATTTTTAACTTTTCCTGAAATTAATCAATTAGAATTAGTTAGACAAGCTGCCATTAGACAAAGATATATTGACCAAACTCAATCTTTAAATTTATCATTTGATCCTAATGATTCACCTAGATGGATAAATCAGGTTCACATGGAGGCCCATAAATTAGGAATAAAAACTCTTTACTATTTAAGAACTGACTCAGTAATTAAGGGTGATTTAGGTTCTAGACAAGCAGAGTGCTTAAGTTGTGATGGATAGTATATCTTTTTCAATATATAAACATTTTTAAAAAAAAAGCCCCTAATGTAGGGGCTTTTAATATTTATCACAAAATAACATTTATGAAAAATTGGTTTCACTTAATAAGTTATAAATTAATTAACTTTATAAAAAATATTATGGAATTTAAAGACATTTTTAAAAAATCAAATGATTATAATGAAAAAACAATAATTGGGTTTTTATCATTTACAGTAATGGTAATAGCTATTATAGTTGATTTAGTAACAGGATGGTTAGGAAAACCTTTAGAATTAAATGAATACATCTTTGATGCCTTTATGTGGATTGTGCTAGGTTCATTTCTTCCAGATGTGTTGGAAAAATTTATAGAAATTAGAGGTGGTAAAAAAGACAATAAAGAAGAATAATTAAATTATGAGTTTAAAAAGTTTACAAGAAAAAGTAGGAGTAACAGCGGATGGTATTTTTGGCCCTAATACTATGAAACAATTAATGGAGTTTTATAAATTAACTCCTGTAAGAGCCTCCCATTTCTTTGCGCAAACTTCTCATGAATCTGGAAATTTTAAAATCTTTTCAGAAAATTTAAACTATTCTTCAGAGGGGTTAAATAAAATTTTTCCTAAATATTTTAAAAACGCAGGGAGAGATGCTAATGATTATCACAGAAACCCTGAAAAAATAGCAAATGTTGTTTACTCCAATAGAATGGGAAATGGAGATGAAAATTCAGGAGAGGGATGGAAATATAAAGGAAGAGGAGCTCTTCAATTAACAGGAAAAAATAATTACTCAGCATTTGCTGAATATTTAAACAAACCTGAAATATTAGATAACCCAGATCTAGTAGCAACAGAATATTCTTTTGAATCTGCAATGTTCTTCTTTGACAAAAATAAATTATGGAACATTTGTGATAAAGGAATTACAGATGAATCCATCTTAGTTCTTACAAAGCGTATAAATGGAGGAACTCATGGTATTGCAGATAGAAATGCAAAAACAAAAAAATATTATAAATACGTAAAATAGTTAAACATAAGATGAAAACCGCACTTTTAATCACATTATCATTGACAACAGCTATAGCATTTATAGGTTCATATTTTATGAACCTCACCGCAGACAACATAGAACAATATTTTTCAGTAGCATTTGTAATATTTGCTGATGGATTCTTTGGTGTATGGGCTGGAATTAAAAGAGAAGGTTTTCAAACTCGTAAAGCACTAAGTGTGTTAAAAACATTTGGATTTTGGATAATACTGCTTTCAATAATATTATCCATAGAAAAAGGATTTAGTGGAACATCATGGTTAAGTGAAACCGTTATGGCTCCATTTTTAATTTTCCAATTAATTTCTATTCTAAAAAATGCCTCTATGGTAGGAGTAATAAAAAATGAACTTTTAACTCATATTTTAGATAAGTTAGATAACCATAAGGGAAAGAGGGTTTAATGAAAGGTAAAATAGTAAACCTATTAGGTGGTGGAGGTGTGCAGTTTCAATTTATTGACAGATCAAATGAAAGTACAATATATGGTCAGTTTATAGGTTCCTTAGGTGGTTATAGTATAGTTGGTCTTGATGATACCGTTTCTTTAAAAGTAGGATAATATGAAATTCACAAAACAAGATGGACTTCTAGTAATAATTGGAATTCTAGTTATATTTAATATCTTCAACACTAATAAAATCAAAACTGATATAAAAGGTTATAAAGATAAAATAGAAAACCTACAAGTGAAAATAGACTCAGTATCATCTCAAAACAAAATACTAGATGGTAAAATAGGTTCAATAAATACCCATATTGAAGGGATAACAGATGAAATAAACCATATTGATAATAATATCTTAGTTATAAAACAAAATACAAATGAAAAAATTAATATTGTTGATACCTTTACTGCTAATGAGCTTGAGCAGTTTTTCACAAATCGATACAACAAAAGTAAAGATAAGTAGCCCCATTGCAAAACTTATAATAAAAGATCTTATTATTGGGGATGGAAGTATTAAAGAATTAAAACTTACCCAAGATAAAGTAATTAAACTTGAAGCAAGAGAGAGTCAAAAAGATACTATTATATCTCTTTTGAAAGATAAGGATAAAAATAATCAAGTTATAATTTCTACCCAAATAGATCAATTACAATTATCTATGGAATTATCTGCCAAATTACAAAAAGAACTAAAGAGTGAAAGAAGAAATAAGTTTTTATGGAAATTAGGAACTTATGTAGGCATTTTAACTACATCATATCTTTTAATTAAATAAGTTTGGCTTCCTAGGAAGCCTTTCTTATATTACCATCAAAATAAAAGTTATGATATATTCACCCTCTTTATCTGAATCTGAATTAAAGGTAAAATTTTCTAAATTACGTAAACTTAAATATAATCAATTTAGGTGGTGGAGAATGTATGATAATCCTAAACCTACTAAACCAAAACAATCACCATTAATTGATAAAATTAAAAATGGTGATTTTAATTACTCTCACTATCATTATCAAGCTATGTGGTGTGAACATGAAATGAATAAAATTTATAAAGAAATTGGTCCTGAAGATATGGGTCGTTTTGTAGAGGAAACTTCATTACTTCGTTCTAGAAGAAAACGCTTATTAGAAGATCATTTTAAAGATGAAGACAATAAATTAGAAGAAATAATTATTAATTTTTCTAAAATGTTTAAATTGTCTAAAGATGAGGTAAAAGAAATCATGGAAAAGTTTGGAGGAACATTAGAAGAAATGTATATTTATTTAGAAAAAAAACACCCATTAAATCAATTTTATTTACCAAAATCCTTAAAACATAGACCATAGTTATGAAAATTTCACATGAACTCCCAATTTCTTTATTTCCTTATAATATAGAATATAATGATTATGAATACCTCCTCCCAGTTTTTATGGATAAATATCCTGATTATAAACAATTTTTTTTAGACTCAAGAGAACAAGGTAGATTTATTATTATGGATAATTCTTTATTTGAGGGTTATTCACATACAATTCAAGACTTAAAAGATAAAATTAATTTAATTAAACCAGATATTTTTATTGTTCCTGATGAATGGAATGATTCTATAATTACAGCTAAAAATGCTAAATATTGGAAACAGTTTACCTTACCTGAGCGTACTAAATTAATGGTGGTACTACAAGGAAAAACTGTAAATGAGATGCATTTATTGTTCCAAAATTGTATAGATTTAGGTTACACACATTTTGCATTCAATCATTCTTCAGTTGTATATCAAACTTTATCTAATTCTGAAAATAAATTAGCTAACCAATCAGTTGGTAGAGTAATGTTAATAGAATATTTTAAATCTCAAGGTTTAATTAAAGATCACCATTATATACATTTGTTGGGTTGTTCAACTCCTCAAGAATTTACTTATTATAGAGATAATTGCCCTGAACTTATAAAATCAGTTGATACTTCAAATCCAATTATTTGCGGAGCTTTAGGTATAAGATATCAAGAAGGGGGTCTATTAACTAAACCTTCTAACAAAATAGAAGAATTTATGGAACAAGACCTTACAAAAAATTTGGAAGATATAATATTTAATATTAATGCTTTTAAAAAATTCTGTAACCACTAATTATAAAAGAACTATAATAACATCTAAAAAAACATATCAAATTCTATTTTTTAAATGAGGTACCTAAAAAACCAACTTTTAAAAATTATCAAATAAATTAAACATTTATTAATTTCTACTTGGGATAGCAGGATATTTATGTTATATTAAATAAAAATAAAATTATGAAAGAACAAAAACCTTATATGATGTCTCTTTACGATTATTTAGGAAGAGCAGCTGGACCATCCTTAGGAAAAGATATATGTGAAGTAGCAGTAAAATTAAAAGAAACTATCCATGAAAGAGAAATTTCCAACTCTAAATATACTGGTAAGGTTCATTTATATCGTAGAGAATTTTTAGATGAATATTTTGGAAAAAAAGTTTATAATGGTGAAGAGAAATCTTCTACTAAAGGTTAATAAAATCAAAAATAATAGTTATGGCAAATTACTGCAGAACAAACATCCGAATCGAAGCTTCAGAGGAAGCAATCAATTATTTTAGAGAAAAATACGACAACTGTAATGATGGGGCCTATCCCAATACAGAAGAAACACCACATATTGCAGATGTATTTGGAGCAGATGCAGAACTCTTTATTGATAAAGTAGGATCAAAATGGGTTAAAAAATATGATGTAATGGATGACGATACTAATACATTTGAATTTAGCTTAGAATCAGCCTGGTACCTACCATCAGATATGATGAAAGAAATCCATCGTCAATTATCAGAAATCGACCCTGATGTAAGTATCTTTGGTAACTATTGGGATGAAACATATAACCCATGCGGTGTTTTTAAAATTACAGATACTGGAGAACTTATTACTAGAGAAGGAACACCTGATATAGATGAATATGAATTTGAAGGAGAATATTATTGGGATGAAGTAATTGATCCTTTATTTGATAAATTAAGAAATAGACTTTAGTGATAGAAACCGTTATACATTCTTTAGGATTATGTGGTGAACCTCATGTAAAATTACTTGATTTAGCTGCTTTTTATTCGTATATTATAGAAAATAACGTTAGCCTATACGTTTCAAATACCTGGCAAAAATTAAAACAATTAAATTATGTCTAAAAAACATGTTGTAGTATCCTTAAGTGGGGGAATGGACTCAAGTACATTATTACTTAGATGTCTAAAAGAGTATGACACAGTTACCGCTATAAGCTTTGATTATGGTCAAAAACACAGAGTAGAGCTAGAGAGAGCTCAATCATTGGTGGATTATATTAATAGTAGTGAAGCCCCTAACCCAAATGGAGATGTAAAACCTTTTATAAATTATCGCCAAATCCAATTAAATGGGTTAGCTGATTTATTAGATTCAGCTTTAGTAACTGGAGGTAAAGATGTACCAGAAGGTCATTACGAGCAGGAAAATATGAAAGAAACAGTTGTCCCTAATCGTAACAAAATGTTTGCTTCAATTACCCAAGCAGTAGCTTTATCAGTTGCAAATAAAACAGGAGAAAATTGTGATATTGCATTAGGAATCCATGCCGGTGATCATGCAGTCTATCCTGACTGTCGCCAAGAATTTAGAGATGCAGATGATGCCGCTTTTAGAACTGGTAACTGGGATGCTGAAAGAGTAGGTTATTTTACTCCATATTTGGAAGGGAATAAATTCACTATTTTACAAGACGGAGAAATATTATGTGATAAATTAGGTTTAGATTTTAATGAAGTTTATAAAAGAACTAACACATCTTATAAACCATACCCATCAGGTAATTCAGACTACAAGAGTGCTTCATCAGTAGAAAGAATAGAAGCGTTTATAGCTTTAGGTCGTCCTGACCCGGTTCAATATGAAGATGAAACTGGTGAGGTAAATTGGGAAGTTGCAAGAGATGCTGTTAAGGTAGTACTGACACAGCACGGTAAATAAAATTAATATTAAAAAACTAAATGGTTGTACCCGAAACAACCATTTTTGGAAGATTGGCAGAGTGGTTGAATGCGGCAGTCTTGAAAACTGTTGACTGTAACAGGTCCGGGGGTTCGAATCCCTCATCTTCCGCAAAAATATTAAAAAATAAAACTATGGAACAAATTTTAGCTTTTATTTTGGGTGTTAGTGTAGTTACCTTTATATGGGTAGTTGTAATAACTTTTAAGACAGCAAGTAAAGTAAGAGAACTTGAAAAAGGAATCTTAGGAACCCAAGATTGGATTAATCAAAATGATCAATTAGTAAATCGTAGAATAGATCAAGAAATTGATAGAGTTGATCAAACCCATAGGGGATGTATAAGATATATAGACTCCAGAATAAATAAATTAGAAGTAAAAATATCAGAAGTTGATATAGATGGTTGTAAACCAACTAAGAAAATTTTAAAAGGGTAAATTAATCCAAAAAAAAGGTAATTATTAAAAAATTATTATATATAATATATTTCATCCCATTAATATATTATTCACAGAACATCATAATAGGAGACTCACAAACCCCTTACATTGATAATAATTCAATTAAGGTAGAAAAAGTGAGATGTTTATGGGAAACTGGAATAAGAGTTAATAAGTTGACCTCAATGGTTTTGGGTTATAAAATATCCCCTAATGTAAAAAATATAATTTTATGTATAGGAACAAATGATAATTTTCAAACTGGAGATATCAAATACTTATTTAAAGTAATAAATAAAACCTTTCCAAATGCTACCATTTATGTAATAAAAGGATCATGGGGGTGGGGAGGAAATAAAAATATAAAACTTCAACAAGTAAATAATTATTATAAAAAGTATGAACAACAAGGGGGAATTATAATAAACCCCGCGATAGGAAAGAATGAACCCCATCAAAATCTACCCATTTATAAAATAATAGGAAGTAAATTAGATAGCATTTTATAAATAATATTTTTATATACTTAAACATTAATTTAAAATAAAGATTATGTATTACAAATTTAATAAAGAAACGTTGTTATTTGAGAAAATAAAAACTTTAAATGTTATAATATTAGGATTTGGAGCTTTAATAGGATTATATTTAATATTGGGGTTCACATCCAATAATAAAAAAAATATAGAATACTCATTACAAGAAGAAAAATTAATTTTAATTAAAGATAACAATAAATTCTCAGAAACCAAATTAATTGAAAAAATTAATCAACTTAATTTCAAATTCCCTTATATAATTTTAGCGCAAGCTAAATTAGAATCAGGAAATTTTAAATCAAATGTATTTTTAGAGAATAATAATATGTTTGGTATGAAGGAAGCTAAATTAAGGGCTAATTTAGCAAAAGGAACAAATAGATCACATGCTTATTATGAAAATTGGCAAGATTGTGTTTTAGATTATGCTCTATATTACTCAACTTACTTATATAAATTAAGAACTGAAAGAGAATATTTTGAGTATTTAAGACAAAATTATGCTGAGGATCCAACATATATTCAAAGATTAAAAAATATTATTAAAAAACAAAACTTAAAATCTAAATTCTAAAATAAACTATATAAATAATATGGAACCAGAACTAGATATATTTGATCAGTGGGCTGAAGAAAAGGCTAAAAAATCATGGATTGTAAGAAAAATTCAATGGGTTCTACTTTGGTGGAATCAAGAAGGGCAGTACCTTTATAGAAACTTTAAGATTGGAGTTAAAAACTTAATTTATTGGTTTCCTATCATTTGGAAAGACCGTCATTGGGACTCACATTACATTTTTGAAATCATGATGCATAAATTAAAAGCACAGTCAAAATATATTGGAAGCCGAAATATCCATACAGATGCCAAGAGAGATGCAGAAATTATGATGACGTGTGTTAGATTAATGGAACGAATCAATGATGAGTTTTATGGAACTGAATATTCAGATTACCATACAGACAAACATTGGTTTACTCCTACTGATAAAGAAGGCTTCAGCACATGGGATAGTAAAATATTAGAGGAGAACTTTCACGATTACTTTACAAAATACCCCCTAATTTACAAAAGAGTGATGAAGGGTGAAGGTTTATTTACATTAGATGGAAAATCTCCTGAAGATATTAATCAACGAATTGCGATGAATATTGGCCATATTAATCATAAAAGAGCCCGTAAACTCTTATTTAGAATAATGGAAGAAAATATAGAAGGATGGTGGGATTAGTTTGGTTACCGTAGATATAGTTCGTATATTTAGGTATAATAAAAAAATAAAAGTTATGAAAAATTTACAAGGTAAAAAAGAGGATTTAAAACTTTACAATGACAATGGGGTTTTGGTTTATGAATTTTATCAAAGCTATAATGGTCTTTGGTCTGAAATCATTTACGATGACAACGGTAATCCGTTAACTTTTAAAGAGTCATTAGGTTACTGGGCTGAAAGAACCTACGATGATAATGGCAATAAGTTAACTTATAAAAACTCTAAAGGTTATTGTTATGAAAGAACCTATGACGATAACGGTAATGAATTAACCTTTAAAGATTCTAAAGGTGATTGGTATGAATATACTAGGGATGATAACGGTAATGAATTAACTTTTAAACATTTTGATGGTTACTGGTATGAAAGAACCTACGACGATCAAGGTAATGAATTAACTTTTAAACATTCAGATGGAGTAAGCAGAGGTTTTAACATCCCAGAATACACAATGGAGGAATTAACTAGGATAGTAGGCAAAGAATTTAAAATAAAGAAATGAAAAACATACTGGGAAGTTTAATGCTTCCCTTTTAAAATTTTTAGCTATGAATAGTAATATAGTATTTTGGATTTTATTTGTAATATGGTTATTAGTTTTATTATGGCAAATAAAAAGAATAATAAAAATAAAGAAATAATGAAAAACTTATTAGGGAAAGAGAAGAACTTAAAACTTTACAATGATAAAGGTGGTTTGGTTTATAAGTTTTATGAAAGCTATAATGGCCGTTGGTATGAATTTACCTATGACGATAATGGTAATGAACTAATCTATAAAAATTCTAACGGTTATTGGTGTGAAAGTACCTACGATGATAGAGGCAATGAATTAACCTATAAAAACTCTAATGGAACATTAAGAGGTTTTAATATTCCTGAATACACAATGGAAGAATTAACTAAGATAGTAGGTGAAGAATTTAAAATAAAGAAATAATGAATAAGATGAAAAAAGTAGCAACTAATGCTGTCTTAAGAAAAGAAAGTAAATCATTTGATGGTTGGTTTAAATATGAAGTTACTATTAAAAATGAAGACGGTTCTAAAACCATAGTTCCAGCCTACGGGAAAGATCTGCAGGATGCTTTAAGCCGAGTCGTCCATGATGATAAAGTAAATAAAGTCTCTTTTGTAGTAAAGAAAGTTCCTGTAATAGTATGGTCTACTATATGGATTGTTACC